TCTTCTATCAACATGATGAGGACTACCTGACAGCACAGACCAACAGTAGCTGGCGTGGTGTATGGATGCTACACGAAGTAGATGATGGGCAGTGTGATGAGATGCCTGTGTCACTTAACTATCTGAGAAAGAAGTATGAGCTACCTAAATAAGCAAGAAGGCGGCAGCCACTATATGCAGGAGATACAGCCAATCGAGTACATCTACAAGAATAAGATTGGTTATATTGAGGGCAACGTAATCAAGTACATCACCCGACACCGTGACAAGAATGGTGCTGAGGATATTCGCAAGGTTATACACTACTGCGAGATGCTGCTAGAGATGGAATACGACGAGAAATAAATATCTGAATATGCTATAATCGGGGTATGAAAAAAGACAGTCTACTATCCCGCATCGGAGTCTCTGGCTACAACAAGCCTAAGAGAACACCCAAACACGCCACCAAATCTCACGTTGTGGTTGCCAAGGAAGGCAGTAAGGTTAAGACTATACGCTATGGTCAGCAAGGCGTATCAGGTGCAGGTGCCAACCCCAAGACAGCCAAGCAAAAGGCTCGTCGCAAATCCTTCAAAGCTCGTCACCGTAAGAACATCGCCAAGGGTAAGATGTCTGCTGCGTACTGGGCCAACAAGAGTAAGTGGTAATGAAAGGTCTATACGCAAACATCCATGCCAAACGTAAGCGCATCAAAGCAGGTAGCTCTGAGAAAATGAGAAAGCCTGGAGCCAAGGGTGCGCCCACAGCTAAGGCATTCAAAGAATCGAAGAAGACCAGCAAGAGTCTGTTGAGCTAATACACTTGCTTTTCAAATCCAAGTATAAGGCAATGCTGAAGTCTTTAAGGGTTGGGAGTACCTAGCCGAAGAAGCTAATACCATACCGTGCATCTTAACGAGATGGTTTACTAAGTTAATACTTGTTAGTGCGTCACATGAACGGTTTAATGACCGCTTAGTAAGTCCAGATAACCTGTACAGTATCGCGTACATCTACATGGATAAAGTTCTTGGCAATACCTATGCCACCAAACCCCAGCTTCATAGCCTCACGCACAATCACATAGCCTTCTGAGCCGCTGTTGATATGTATGTCAGCAGCAATTCCCCTAGCATGAGTGCCAGGTCTGGTCTTACGCGCCTCTATGGAGTGAGAAGGATCACGATAACCGCTGGTAATCTTGAAGGGGAATCCGCACTGGTGACGCAGGTAGTCTAACTTCTCAAGGAAAAAGGGACTCATCTCGTTAGCCCCAGTTTCCTGACAATCAAACTCCTTAATGTCGAAGTATTGCATCTGCATCAGTGTATCTCGTAACTATTAAAGTAGGCATTAATCAATTCTGCTTTAGCGACTTCCATACTGTAAAGAATGTCGGGGTCTTCCATGTTGCTAATAATCTGTATCTGATCATCATTAACACCGATCACCACTAGAGTCTCATACTCTTCCGCTAACGCTGCTAGGTCTGGTCTTAACTTAACTACATCACCCATGATTGTTCCTTATGCCTGCTTTTAAAATACAACTATTACTCTGATTGTTCTGTTACTTTACGAAGTCCATCTGCCGCACCTTCTGTAACATAAGTAATGGTGCCAGTAACATCTTTGCCTACTGCTGATGTAACATTTGCAACACCCTTGCCTGCTGCTGCAACAGTATCATTGACGATGCCTTGAGCGCCATCAACAGATGCGTTAAAAGTGTTACATCCTGCTAGTGCTAATAAAAAAGGAACTAAATATTTCATACATACCTCTGTTGGTTTTTAAATTGACTTACTTTTTTCATACGTTCTTAACCCACCTAATCCCAGCATACCCATTAGTACAGGTAACATAGTGGAAGTGTCAGCCTGCGGAATGTCTACGCCAAATCCAGCAGCTAATGGTGATATAAGAAAGTTTACTCCGAAGCCCAGCACGCAAACCCATCCGGTTGCTGGTCGCCATCCTGCTTGGAACCAGTTGCCTGCTGCTTCTTCTTTGTTGACTGCGATCTGAGCCAGTGCGATTTCCTGCGCGTGGCGTTCAGACATTGTTGCAATCTCATGGGCGATCTTTTGCTTGGTATCCGCATCTGGTATCCATTTGTCTAGGAGTTTAGTAACAGGCTTTATAAGCAGATCAATCATTACTTACCCCTAAATCCTTGGATTGTATCTGATTCCCAGATTCTTAAACCCAACCACACTATCGTGAACAGTGATGCTACAGGAGGCAACCATGCTGCCAGTGCTAATACTCCGGTTGATGCCGCTGCTATGTCCAATGCTTCCTTTGTCTCCTCGACCATGATAATTCTCGTTAGGTTATTGTTGAATAAACTGGTACAAAGCCTAAGCTTACACCATTCTGGTTAAACACTTCTATTTTTTTAGCAACACTACCCAGAGTTGTTGCACCCGCTGAATTGCCAACTCGCAAGCTGCCATCACTTCCAGTGAATCCTGCTTTGGTTAGTCCTGCACTGTTGCTGACATTAAAATCACCATGAATATCTAACGTCATAGCTACATCATTGCCAACCCCAGCCATTGACAAGGAGTTTGCCGCCTCTCTGTGGAACTGTACAGCATCACCAAACTTAACCCAGTCACCTAGCTGCTGGCTCATCTTTTCAGGCATTCTACCTGTTGACCAGAACTTTAATCTAACGCTAGCAGTTAAGTCTGATGGGTTTGGAGTTGAGTGATTATCGCTCCATTTCCCGCCGTAAAGACTAGAGAAGCCATCCAAGAAAACATTCTGCATCTGAATGTCGCTCGTCACATTCGTTTGATCTGTGGTGTGAGAAACAAGAACTGCTTCCTGAGATACTTGGCTATCGTCTGTAGAACTTAGGTCTTGTGTTAGCTGCATTCCGATGTCACGCAAGTCAAGAGATATTCCGTTGACCGGCATGTCGAAAGGTGCCCATGCTATAAGTACAGTGCTGCCAGCAGAAGGAGCAGTTTCTAAAGTAACAGTGGCTGTGTCTGCATCAAAAGAAAACAACTTTCTTTGTAGTTGCTGTTCGTCAATGGTAATTATTAACTGGTCGCCAGCCGATATGAGTCCAGAATCACCAGCAGTAAGTTGATAAGCTGTTCTGCCCTGCGCAGTGTTGGTAAAAGTTTGGCTTCCAGGAGTAAACTCATCAGACATTGTGTTGACAACTTCAACAACAGCCTTGGGAGAACCCATTGCGTTGTGTCGAGTTTCCATGCGAGCGTTAGACAAGGCTAGTGTTAATGAAGCTGCACCCTGCATATCAACCTGAAACAAAGATTTAACCCCGCCTGCTGGCAACTGATTAAAGTCCGTAGTCCAGTCCTCCATAGCAAACACTCTGTTAGCTGATGCTAGGAATGTCTGCGCAATCCTTACCAAGTGTGGCGCTGCTTGGAACCTCATGTTGCGACAATAAAAGTTAATAATCTTTGGCAGGTTCATGTGAGCTGCATCAGCTACGTTAGCTGTCTGCTCAAAGAATAGAAAAGAAAAGAAGTCACCCCAGTCTAGCTTTGATTTAATAGAAGAGTTGCTTTTCCATGTAGCATCAATCCACCACTTAGGGTCATTAACTCCTTTATTAGCTGAGCGAAATCTAAACCCGCTTAAACTTTTGCGGTACTTAGCTTCGTACTGAATAAGGGTTCCTGCTGGATCGCCACCCCAAAGAAGAATGCAGCCAACAACTCCAGAACCTTCGACGTTAGCTTTTTTAATGCGCAATCCATAAGTGTCCCCACTAGAGCCAATAAGATACCGACCAGATGGAAAGTAAACAGGCGGGGTTCCTTGAGGGCTAATTGCTTGAGACTCTGAATAATCAATAGCAGCTTGAATTGCGAGCCTGTCATTAGTCACTCCGTCACCAACAGCACCAAAGTCTTTTACGCTTACATAGTCTTTAAGTCTGCTTGTTAAACTTCTTTGAACTGAGCCTGCTTCATTTGGATTATAGGTAACTTCATCTGTTGTTGTTGGCGCGGAAGGTGTGCCAGTAGTTACATTAACTGATCCGTCAACATCAAATCGTAAAAACTTACCTGCTCTGTCGGCAGCAAGAGGAAGGTCTAGGGCAACTGTCTGGTCTGGATCCGCTAGCTTAATTGCTCTTGCAATGTCAGTCTGCAATTGGTTCAAAGCTATGTAAGCTTTATTGAGATCGCCATTAACATCGGATGCTAAGAAGTCACCAGCATTCTGGTACTGGGTGGTGCGGTCTATAGGCATCGCCAGGAGGGCGCTAATCTTATCTCCAGAGTTTGCTCCAGTTGACAGGGTAAAGCTACCACCCTCAGATTCACCTGCGTTAGACACGCTGTAATCGCTGTAAAGGCTAAGCTCAACTCCATTCTTTAATACCTTTAAATCTGAGGCAATAAGAATTTGGAATGTATAAGCAAATACAGTTTGATTAGTGTTAGAAATATAATCATTTCTAGTTGAAGCACCAGTAACAGACATCTTTATTCCTCATCAATGATAACGCGATTTAACTCTTTTTCTGCTAGTACATCAGCAAATCGTTTTTCTGTATCAATGTGGAATGCAAGGCCGCTCTCAACCATGGCATCGTACTCTTCGGTTTTAAAATGCCCAGAGCTTATCCAGTATTTGCGCAGTCCTTTCTTCGCTTCAATATCAAAGAAGCCTGAACCTATCAAGTCTTTAGCTGCTTTTCTGTTCTTGTTGGCAACAACAATAGTAGCGAAAGTATTCATAAAGTCACCCCAGTTTTTGTAGCCATGTAAGCTTCAGTGCTAGAAATTTCTTCAGAAGATGATGTTGCGGCTCTAACAATCATGCCATAAATGTGACCCTCTAACTGTAAGGTAGCGCCATTGTTTCTTGCGCCTACATTAAGAACATGATTGCCAAAATTTCCACTACCTTGAGTAGTAGAAGAGGTGGCTTTCTGCACACCATCAACTCTTATTGTAGCTACAGGGGTGCTGATGTCGCTTATTGCAGTAATCACGCTAGTTGAGTTAGCACCGTAAGTTGAGGCATTAACATTAACAGTAAGGCCATTGCCTCTTGTACCCCAGCGCCATACATCGTTAAGAGAAGCTAGTCTAAATGCGCCATAAACAGCACCAACACTGGTGGCAAGCTCGGCAAGAACCATTGTTGTATTTGCAATCTTCTTAGCGCCAGTAAATACAGTCATCTCGTCAGTGCCTGTAAAGTCAATAGCACTGGTAGCTAAACAATTGTTGGCCCCATCATATTCCAAATAGTAAAGACTACCAGACTGACGCAAGGTTGGTCGCTTGTCAGAGGTAGCCTGGATAGCGTGGTTGCCGTTGCCTGACTTATCTGCAATATAACCTACAGGAGAGTCTACAACAGGCGCACCAGTACCGTCACTGTTTTGAAACATGGTTGATAGGTCGGAAGGGTCATACCAAGCACCCTCTTCTCCGCTAGCAAACAGAGTTGCAGGATTAAATCCCGCAGCCCGACTTCCATGCATTGTAGGAACTTTGAATAATGTAGCGCCAATGCCAATCATTTAAGACACCAGTGCAAAAATGCCTGTTGCAGCAGTACCACTAGCCTTAACTTGCTTGCATGAGCAAACTAAGTAGAAGTTGTCTGGAACAGTAATAGTACGCTCAAGACCACGAGCAGTTGTAAACACTACAGTGCCGCCAACAGTAATGTACAGGCCAATAGCTACAATACCATCTGGGAAAAGATTGGTATCGTGTGGAACAATAGGCAACATATCTACTACTGCGCCTGAAAGGTTTGGGCCTATGCCCTCAAATGGATTTGCTACTGTTGTCATAATTTTGTTTCCTGTTTGAATTGGGTTGATTATACTAAAAATTGGTTAAAAAATATACAGCTAGTCAAACAAATCGCCAACTGTCTCACCTGGGCCAAACCAAAATCCGCGACCAACGTCTTTCATTTCTTGCCTACGAATCTTGTTAATTGTTTTTTGGTAATTAGGGTCTACAGAAAGTATGGCTTGATCCATCATAGAGTTAAATATAATGTCAGTTTGCCATGTCCCTGGAGTTATATACTTAGCGTATTTAGCTACATCACCGAGTACGTTCATCTCCTCACCTGCAATAGCTTCGTGAATATTGCCCAGAGTTAAATCAAATGTCCTGTTAAAGAACTGCGCTCCTGGCCCTACTACAGATTCTATTGGAGAATTGCCGTAAGCTCCTGGATCAGACAACGTGTAGTCACCAAGAAGCCCAGCCGAACCGCCCATTAGAAATGCTTTCTTCCAGAACTCGCCATTCATTTCCTGTGGCTCTTTACCTTTAGCGATGTCTTTAGCGTGAATTGCCAGAGCACCCATCATAGTGGTGCTTAAACCAAGCGCCCCAAGGTAAGCAACTTTACCGCCATTAGTCGCTGCTCTCATTCCTCTATTCCAATGAGTCATCATCACTGTTACTGGGTGAGATTTAGCAAAAGCAATCTGACGTATTGCCTGACCCTCAACTGTAGCTCTTTGTGTTCCACCAGTAATAACGGCACGTTCTCTAACTCCAGGTGTAGGCACAGCAAAGTCAGTTTCAGTTAATACCATAGCGTGAAACTTCATGCTCTTGTCTTTAGTGAAGTCAGCAAACCTAACTCCATCTTGATCCATAGTTTTTGTAGACCTAAAAGCATTCCAATCTTCAGGAGTAATGCCGTAATTTTTAAACTGCTGGTTAAGAGAGCTAGGTAAATCATCAAAACTCTTGCCAAAGTTTCTAGCAATATATGCAGATGACTCCATTCCAAATGCTTTTCTTACCCTGTTAGTCCAAGGCTCTAGTCCTGAAAACCTCATAGTTCCTTCAGCAATTTTAGCGTCAACGCCAACACCAAATGTATCTGCTATTCTGTTAGTAGAATGTTGTCTTCCCATCCACGACTGAGTAACAATACCAATTTGTGCGGCAAACAATCTTCCTTCTTCGCCCTTCATATCTGCTGCTCTGGCTAATACAGCCAAAGGATTCATGCCGTTATAGGCGGCAGTTAAACTAACTGTTGCAACATCAGTAAAAGATGCAAGCATTGCGGCAGGGTAATAAGTACCAACCATTACATTACGAACACCACTACCAACATCAGCCGCAGTGGTAAGTTCTCCGCCATTAATTTCACCAGAGGCAACCTTGTAGTTAGACTCTAGCAACATCTTTTCTTTCCCAGTTAAAGGCTTGCCATTTTTAATAGCTGCTTTCTCTGCTTGAAACTTTAAGTTCTCAAACATATTCCGTGGGTTAGTGCCAAGCAACTGAATTAAAGCCGTATCATTTGCCATGTTCTGAAAGTGATCTGTAATGGTGCTAAAGATGTCGCCCTTGCCATAATCTTTATTGTATTGCAGCCATGAATCAGCATCCTTAAAATGCAGTATTCTTTTTTCTGAACCTTTGTTTGAAAGTTTAACTCCCATACCTCTGGGTCGAGTTAATCCCTGAGCTTTGTTAATTCCACCAGTTGTAATAGTCTGATAAACATAGCGAAGAGTTGCGTCAAGTTGAACGTCATCTAAAAGTTTGCCAGCATCATCTACCATCTGAGAGCGATCCATCATTGGCTTGACATAATCTACCCAAGTATCTTCTGTGGCGTTTTTAATCCTTCGCATATCGTGATTTTGTGGAAGCCACCCTTTAATCTTATTAGGGATGTTGCCGCCCATTGCATTAAATATTTTGTTTTGATTTAAGCGCACAGCTTCATAATCAGCAACAAACTTATTAATTTTTGGGTCATCAGATTTAGCGCCAAATGTGCCACGTATGAATTTATTAATACCAGCTTTATCTTGGGATAACCCTCCCATACGAGTGCGAAATGCAGACAAGGCATCGGCCCATTCAGCAGCGGCTCTATTACTATAAACCCTAGACCACAGATCAACATTAGCTGTGTTAGCTACACCCTTAGTGTCTCGACCCAACAATGATGCTAGGCCATGATAAGGCCCATCTGGGTGAGCGTTAATTTTTTCTATTGCTTGAGATAGCCTAATGGCATCTACTGCCGCAGCTCTTTTCTTAGCCGTAGCTGTTGCAGCCATGTCCTCAATTAAAAGCTGTGGGTCTGAGGCAGCAAGTATGCGCTTGCCAACATCAGGGGTAATCTTTTTTTCTGTTAAAGCCTGTTTAATACATTTTTCGTAACTAGCCAATTGAACACCTCATTACAGATTCTAAACCTTTCAACTCGTCATCAGCCGCTTTAATTACAATGTCGGCATCAATTTCTTCACCAGCTTCATTATATATCTTTCTGCTAGGCAGTCTATTATACTCAGCCATAATATTATCAAACTCTTTGCCAACACCATCCCTATCTAACGCTGCTCTCTCAAGGCTTGTTGTTGATGCTCTAGGTGCTGATGGAACTTCTACTAGCTCATAATCACTGGGCTTAATGTTTGGCTTGCTGGCTTGAGCTTGCTTATAAACCATGCTCCGCATAACAGCCATATCATTATCAACAGATGTCTTGTGCAGTTGTGCCATAAAGCCATCAAGTTCTGCTTCGCTTAACGCTTCAATTTGTTCTTTTAATGCTTTAAATTCGCCAAATGTTGATGTTAGATTGTTCTTATTAACAAAACTTGGCATTCCACGACCGTCCTCCATGGCTTCATCTAATTGCTTTACAGTTAAATTGCGAGCCTCTAAAGGAGTCTTGCCAGCTTTTATAGCTGTATTGTAAGCCTGCAATGGTAAGTCACTAGCAACAAACCCACGTTCTTTAGCAATACTGTCAGCCATACGCTGCATTACACGCGCAGACTCGGCAACTTCACTCTGTTTTAAAACAGCATCAATTTCCCTTTGAATTGGAGCTGGAATAATACCTTGGTTAAGTTTATTTA